ATGGCTAAATTTCCAGACTTAAACAAAGACGGTAAAATTACTCAAGCCGATATATTGAAAGGTCGTGGTGTTTTCCAAGAAGGTGGTGATGTAGATAGTCAAATGGCTATTTTAATGAAACCACAACAAGAACAAGAAATGGTCTCGGACAGTGAAATGGAAGAAGACTATTTAGATTTTATATTAGACGAAGCTTTATCTGATGAAGAAGAAGATATGCTTCAAGAAAAACTAGAACAAGATGAGCAATTAGCTTTGTTATTTGACAAGGTTGTAGATGTTGCTCAAGAATTTGCTGGAGCTGGTCCTGTTGAAGGTCCGGGTTCAGGAGTCTCTGACAGTATACCCGCAAGGTTATCTGACGGAGAATTTGTCTTCACTGCCAAAGCTGTGGAAGAAATCGGAGCTGACAATTTAATGTCAATGATGAAAGAAGCCGAAGCTAAGGCAGATGAAAGACAACAGTTAGTTTATGGAGGAGAAGTACTGGAAGAAGGTGAAACTTTTGTAGTTGAACCAACTCAACCAGACCCTGTTAAACAAGAGATTCGTGTGCAACGAGAAACTTTAGGACCTCAAGCTTCACAGCAAGAGGAAGAAGAGTTAGTCGAAGAAATACGAACTCGTAAAATGATGACAGGTAAACCTTCACCCGTAAGCTAAATAGGAGATAAGGCCACCTTATTTTTATAAGCACCTTATCATTATATTAACCGAAAGGCTACCTTTACAAGTAAAGCACTGCACAGTCGACACACGCAGCTACCTTTAAACGAAGCCCTGAGTAGGAGAAAGAATATGACTACTGAAGTAAAAGAGGATAATGCCAATCCTTATAACGAAAAAAAATCATGGCATAGTAACGAAGAAGATAAAGCATTTGAGGGTGCTGATGGGATGTTTTTTAATGACCCGTCTAAAGTAAAACCAAATGATGACGTAGAGCAACCTGTAGACCAAGAAGCTGCTGAGGAAAGTCCTAAAGACCAACCTTATAAGCGACCAAACTATAAAAAGCGATACGATGATTTAAAGAAACATTATGATACTAAACTTAATGAATTTAAGTCTAGAGAACAAGAGCTGTTAGAAGAAGCTACGAAAAATAGACAAAGCTATAAAGCTCCTAAATCTCAAGAAGAACTTGAAAACTTTAAGAAAGAATATCCAGATGTTTACGAAGTTGTTGAAACAGTTTCACATCTTCAGGCTTCAGAGAAATCTAAAGTCTTAGAAGAAAGATTAGAAGCTCTCCAACAACGAGAAAAAGAACTTGTTCGTAAAGATGCTGAAAAGCGATTGAATGACAGACATCCTGATTTTGAAGATATCAGAAACAGTGATGACTTTCACGACTGGGCTAAGTCTCAGCCAAAGTCTATCCAAAACTGGGTATACGAAAATGCTGATGATGCTGACCTAGCTTCAAGAGCTATTGATTTATTTAAAAGAGATATTGGTATAGATTCTAAACCAAAGAAGTCAAATTCTAAAAAATCCAATACTTCTGCTGCTGATATGGTTTCAACCAAAACAACAAGTGTTGAACCTAAGCAAGAGAAAATTTGGACTACAAAGGAGATTTCTTCCATGAGCATGGATGAGTTTGACAAATATGAAAAAGATATTAGTCAAGCCATGTTTGAAGGAAGAGTTCAAAGATAAATTACTTTTATTTAAGGAGAAAATAAAATGGCTTTTAATCAAAGCGACCAAAATTTCGCACAAAGTTCTGGTTCGAACTTTAGTAACAATGCCTTTCTACCTGAAATTTATTCCAAGAAGGTTTTAAACTTTTTTAGGAAAGCCTCTGTTGTCGAAGCAATAACAAACACAGACTACGCAGGTGAGATTTCAGGATATGGAGATACTGTTAAAATAATTAACGAACCAGAAATCACAGTGTATCAATACGAAAGAGGTGCTGATGTAACTAAAACAGAACTATCTGATGCAGAAACAACTCTTATCGTAGATACAGCTAATGCTTTCAAATTCATCGTAGATGATATTGAAAGTCAAATGTCACATGTAAACTTTAAAGAAGTAGCAAGTTCATCTGCTGCTTATGCCCTAAGAGATGCATTCGATGCAGGTGTTATGGCTAAAATGTTTGCAGGAGTATCTACATCTAATCCAGATAACCAAATTGGTACAAATGCAGCAGTAGGAGCAGGTGTTGAACCAGCTACAGGTGCTGTTGACCTATTAGGTTCTGACGGTTCTGGTGTTGATGCTATTGACTTAATGGCTAGAATGGCAAGAAAATTAGACGATGAAAATGTACCTGAAGAAGGTAGATGGTTTGTTGCTCCTCCTACATTTTATGAAGAGTTAGCACAGTCTGGTTCAAAATTGCTTTCAGTAGACTTTAATGCTGGACAAGGTTCAATTAGAAATGGACTAGTATCAAGCGGTAAGCTAAGAGGTTTCAATATGTATAAATCAAACAATATTGATACTTCTGGTACTGCTACTGGTAAAGTTCTTGCTGGACACATGTCTGCAGTTTCAACTGCTCAAACAATCACTTCAACTGAGGTCATGAGAGACCCAAGTTCATTTGGTGATATTGTTAGAGGGTTGCATGTCTATGGAGCAAAAGTTCTAAGACCAAAAGCACTAGTATCAGCTTTCTACATTGTAGACTAATGATATTCGGGAGGCTCTTCGGAGCCTTCCATTTTTATATAAAAAAAAACAGTAACTAAAAGTTATTGTAAAAAATAATTAATAATTAAAAGGAGAATAAAATGGTTAAATTAGGTAAAACAGCACTAACCGATGCAAAATTTGGTAAGATAAAAATAGGAAACCCTAAAATTGTTTCAAATAAAGGAACAAGGACAAGGACAAAAATTGGACTAGAAGGCAGTAGAAAACCAATAGTGCCAATAAAAAAAGATGCTATGGGTAGAAGTGGTCTTAAAAAAGGCGGAAGAGCTGTTTATAATAAAGGTGGTTATGCTTCTGTTCAAGATATGGAAAAAGCTTGTATGAGTAAAACTGGCTATAATACCATGAAAATAAAAGGCGAAAAGTAATGCGAGTCAAAGCACCTAAGGGTTATCACTGGATGAAAGCTGGTAAATCTTACAAGCTTATGAAACATTCAGGCAAGTTTGTTCCCCATAAAGGAGCAAGTATGTCAGCAAACTTTGAAGTACAAAAAAAACATAAAAAATAATGGCAACAACATATTTAGATATTACTAATGAAGTCTTAAGAGAGCTTAATGAAGTTCCTTTAACTTCATCAAACTTTGGCAATGCAAAAGGTTTACAAGCTTTTGTCAAAGATACAGTCAATAAAGCAATCTTTGATATTGCTAACGAAGAACCTCAGCTACCGTTTTTTGCTGCTGGACTCAGTGGAGCTTCTGACCCTTTTTATGGTAATGTTACAGTAGCAACCACAGCTGGAACTAGATGGTATATTTTAAAATCCGGTAGTTCTAGTATTACTACAGACTATGCTTCTATAGATTGGGATGATTTTTACCTCACAACTATTGGAGTAGGCGGTGAATCAGCTCCGTATGTTTCACAAGGTTTAAAGTTTTTAAATCTAGCAGATTGGAAACGTTATTATCGAGATAGTGAAAATGCTGATGATGCAGACACACAAGGCTATGGAGAGCCTCAATATGTTATTAAATCTCCAGACAATAGAAAATTTGGACTAAGTCCTATACCTGATAAAGCTTATAACGTACATTTTTATGCTTTTGTTAAACCAACAGCCTTATCAGCACACGGAGACACAGTAGTCCTACCAGAACAATATACAAATGTTATTACCTCTAGGGTTAGATATTATGTATGGCAGTTTAAAGAGTCACCTCAACAAGCTGCTTTTGCTTTAGATGATTATAAGAAAGCAATGAAACGTATGAAGTCTAATTTAATTAACCCAACACCTAGGGCAATGACAGACGACAGAACATATTTTTAATTAATGGCACGTTCCCAACCTTATACAGTAGCATGTGACGGTGGTTTATTAACCTCATCTAATGCTATTGATTTATTAAAAACCCCCGGAGTAGCAACTAAGTTACAAAACTTTGAAGTCTCTATTGAAGGTGGTTATCGTAGAGTAAATGGTTATGCTAAATATAAAGTAGGCGATGTAACTGCAGCTCAACCAGCTGGAAGCACTGCTACTATTTTAGGAGTTTTTCCTTATGCTGATGGAGTTATAGCTTGTGTTAGTGATGATATTTACTTTACTAATGATGGAGCTACTTGGTTACAGATAAACCGAAGTTCTGTATCAGGCACTGGAGATAACTATACAGCCTTTACAGGTTGTAGTGTTTTAAATAGAACTAATCAAGGCCAGTGTACTTTTGCTATAGCTGAAGGAGCTACTTTTGATTATGGTGAAGTTTTTATAGCTGATGGAGCTAATAAAATTTATAGCTTTCGTATGGAAGGCACAGGTAATTTAAATACTAGAACATTTTTTGCTGCTGAAATAACTGTTGATAGTACAAATGGAGTCAAGTTTATAACTATTCACGACAATCATTTAATAGCAGCCGGAGTAGCAGGTAACTTAAATACTGTTTATCATAGTCAAGTTAATGATTATGATAACTTTGCAGCTGGTGGTAGTTTTACTTTATCAGACCAAGTAGTAGGTATTAAAGGTTTCCGTGAAGATTTAATTATATTTTGTGAAAATAGTATTCATAAACTTATTAATCTTCATAGCTCTGATACCGTTAGGATAGACCCAATTACAGATAATGTAGGTTGTCTAAGTGGCTACAGTATTCAAGAGATTGGTGGTGACTTATTATTCTTAGCAGCTGATGGTTTCAGAACAGTTGCCGGAACAGCAAGAATTGGTGACGTTGAGTTAGGTACAGTTTCAAAACAAATACAACCAGTTGTGAGTGAATTAGCTCGAAACATAGATGACTATACTATTAATAGTTTAGTTATTAGAGAAAAGTCACAATACAGACTTTACTACACTAATGTAAATTTAGCTAACTCAGCTCAAAAGGGCATAGTAGGAACCTTAAGACCAAACGGTTTTCAATGGTCAGAACTATTAGGTTTAGAAGTAACAAGTGTCAACTCAAACTTTGATAGCAATGGTGTTGAAGTTTATTATCATGGCGATACTAATGGTTATATTTATACTCACGATGTTGGGTATAGCTTTGATGGTTCTAGTATAAATGCTATTTATGAAACACCAGATTATGATTATGGTGACTTTGGTACTCTAAAAACTTTGCATTATATTAAGATATCTATAACACCAGAAAGTAGCATACAACCAACACTTAGAGTTAGATATGATTATAGTAGCTCTGATATACCACAACCAGAAGATATACTGTTAGATTCAGTACCTGCTCCAGCTCTTTTTGGTCAGTCAGTTTTTGGTCAAGCAATATTTGGAGCAGCAGAGCAACCACTAGTTAGAGAATCACTAGTAGGTAGCGGACACAGTAACAATTTTAGATTCTCAAGCAATGATTCAAATTCACCCTACATTATAAATGGTTTTTATGTAGATTATATACCTTCAGGCAGGAGATAAGACATGGCAGGATATACCCGACAAAGTACATTTACTGATGGCGATACCATCACCGCAGCATTATTTAACAATGAGTATGACCATTTATTAGCAGTCTTTAGTAATGCTACTGGTCACAAACACGATGGTACAGCTAGTGAAGGTCCAGTTATAGGCCTAATAGGTGATGCTGGAATATTAACACCTCTTAACAAAGTCTTAATAGACACAACTAATGACCATATAGAATTTTGGATAGATGATTCAAACAGTTCAGTACAACAACTTTATATTGCAAACGGTGCAATAGTTCCTACTTTAACTAACGATATAGATTTAGGTACTTCTTCTCTACAATTTAAAGATTTATACCTAGATGGCACAGCTAACATAGATAGCTTAGTAGCTGACACTGCAGATATTAATGGTGGCTCAATAGACGGTGTAGTTATTGGAGCTAACTCAGCAGCAGCTGGTACTTTTACCACAGTAACTACGACAAGCAACGTTGTTGTCGGTGGTAACCTAACCGTTTCCGGGACAACAACCACAGTCAACAGTAATGAAGTTAATATCGGTGATAACATCATTGTCCTTAATTCAGATGAGACAG